AATACAAATCGTTTCTGATAAACTGGTATGATGTTCCAGGCCGTGATGAAGAATGGAAGAAACAAACTATTGCAAACACTTCTGAGTTACAGTTTCAACAAGAGTATGGTAATAGTTTCTTAGGAACGGGTAATACACTTATTGCATCTGATACACTGTTAGGATTACGTTCATCAAATCCTATCTGGCACAAGGAAGGTTTTAGTGTTTATAAAAAGCCAGAGAAGACTCACACCTATATATGTACTGTAGATGTATCGAAAGGGAGAGGTTTTGACTATTCAACCTTTACAATTTTCGATGTATCCACTGAACCATTTGAACAGGTTGCAGTATATAGAGACAATATGATATCTCCATTACTGTATCCCGATGTAATTGCAAAATATTGTTCACACTATAACACTGCATTAGTGATTATAGAAAACAATGCAGAGGGAGCTGTGGTTGCACAACAGATGCATTATGATTTAGAATATGATAATGTATTCGTTCAGGGTGGTTTAAGATTAGAAGACATCGGGGTAACAATGACCCGAAAGATTAAAAGAATAGGAACTTCTACACTTAAGGAAGTGTTAGAAGAAAATAAATTGAAAATTTGTGATAGGGAGTTGATAAAAGAACTCTTAACTTATGTGAATAAAGGAATGTCTTTTGAAGCAGATAGAGGTTATCATGATGATTAAGTTATGAATTGTGTGGTGTTTAGTTGGTTTTTAACAACTCAATTTTTTGAACACCTAACAAACAATAAAGTTAAAGACTTACTATACGCAGGACAACAACAGGAAATATATGACGATGTCTTACCAGTAGGAGTTTTTGGAGAACTGGATAAAGAGTCTCACTCATTTGTAGACACGAGTGGAGACCGATGGTATTTACAAGAGAACGACTAAGTTCAAAAAAATATAAATACATTAAAAGAATTGACTAAGGTCGCAAAAAGGAGAAAAATATGGCATTTCAAGTATCACCAGGCGTACAGGTTAAAGAAGTTGACCTTACAAATGTAGTACCTGCAGTAGCAGGGACAAGTGGTGCATTTGCTGGAACTTTTTCATGGGGCCCAGTTGATGAGGTTGTAACCGTATCAGGTCAACAAGAGTTAGTAGAGGTTTTTAATTCACCAGCAAATAATAACGCAGGTGCAGAAGATTTCTTTACTGCAGAGGGTTTCCTAAGATATGGTTCATCATTAAGAGTAGTTAGAGTTAACTCAACAAACCTTGCAAACGCAAACGCTTCTTCAACCGCTTCACAAATTATTAAGAACGGTTCAGAATACATAGAGTCTTACAGAGACTTGAGTAATTCAGGAAGTGTTGGAGCATATGTTGCTAAGTTCGCAGGTGCATTGGGTAATTCATTAAGTGTTCATGTTTGTGCATCTTCAAATGCATGGCAGGAAGCTTCAGCAGGTAACACAACTGCAGACAACGCTCTAAATGCAACGTCTATCACTGGTGTCACAAACGCATCAACACTATTTGTTGTTGGTGACGTTATCGTGTTTGACAATCACACTCAAGAGTATAAAGTAACTGCAGTAGCAGGAACTTCACTAACTATTGAAGCACTTAACCAACCAGCTGGAACAGGTTTAACATCTGCAGTTGATGGTTCAGGTTCAGGTGCAGCAGTAGGTATTACTCGTAAGTGGGAATGGCAATCATATTTTGAAAAAGCACCTGGCACATCTGCACTAGCAGCTGCTAATGGTTCATCTAACGATGAAATTCATATAGTAATCGTAGACGAAGACGGAGATATATCAGGAACTAAAAATACAGTTCTTGAATCATATGGATTTGTTTCATTAGCATCAGACGCAAAAAATTTAAACGGAGATTCAAACTTTTACAGAGATGTATTAGAGAGAGACTCACAATGGGTATATGTTACTTCACACTTGGCAGCAATTGTGTCAAACACAAGTACTATATACACATCTTCATCTTTAGGTTCAAATAACCTAACACCCGACTTACCACAGAAAACAGCATTCGGTGCTGGTAATGATGGTAACCTTCCTACAGCAGGACAAAAGTACGGTGCATGGCAAGACCATTTCGAAGATGGAGAAACATCAGACATTTCATTCCTTATCGTAGGTTCAACAAGAACTGATAACGGAAGTGGAACAGAACAAGATACCCTTGCAGATTGGACAACAATCGTTAATCAGGGTATATTGGTTTGTGAAAAACGTAAGGATTGTCTATTATTAGCATCACCAAGAAGAGCATCAGTTGTTAACGTTTCATCAGAAGCGACCCAATTGTCAAACGTACTAGCAGACGTTAATACTGCATCAAGTTCTTCATTCTGTGTCTTTGACTCAGGTTGGTTATATGTCTATGATAAGTACAATGATAGATACGTTTATGTTCCTGCTAACGGACACACAGGTGGAATTATGGCAAGGTCAGACTTATTGAATGACCCATGGTTCTCACCAGCAGGTTTCAACAGAGGACAATACCTAGGAGTAACCAAACTTGCATTTAATCCTAAGAAGGCATCAAGAGATGACTTGTATAGAGCAAGAGTTAATCCAGTGGTAACATTCCCTGGCCAAGGAACCGTGTTGTTTGGAGATAAAACAGGACTAACACAACCATCAGCGTTCGATAGAATTAACGTACGAAGACTATTCATCGTATTAGAGAAAGCAATTTCAGCAGCAGCTAAAGGTAGACTCTTTGAATTCAATGACGGATTCACAAGAGCTCAGTTTAGAAGTGCAATTGAACCTTTCCTAAGAGATGTTAAAAATAGAAAAGGTATTTACGACTTCTCAGTAGTATGTGATGAGTCTAACAATACTGATTCGGTGGTAGATAGAAATGAGTTTGTCGCATCTATCTTCATTAAACCAGCTAAATCTATTAATTTCATCACTCTTAACTTCGTGGCTGCAAGGTCAGGTGTTGAGTTTGAAGAACTTTATGGTGCAATCTAAGGAGTAAACAATGGCAAGTATAGACAGTTTTAAAGCACAATTACTCGGTGGAGGCCCAAGAGCAAATAGATTTAAGGTTTTCCTACCTAGGTCAGGTGGTAAGATTGAGTTCCTTTGTAAGGCAGCTCAGATACCAGCATCAACTATCCCAGCATTTGAGGTGAACTTTAGAGGTTCAAAACTTAAAATCGCAGGTGATAGAACATTTGAAGATTGGACTGTTTCAATCATCAATGATGTGGAGTTCTCTGCAAGAACAGCTCTAGAAGCATGGCAGAGAGATATCCAAGAACTAGATTCAGGAGAAGGTTTAACATCACTAGATTATCTATTAGATAGGGCTTTCGTTGAACAATTAAACAAAGACGATACTGTGTTGGCAAGATATGAGTTCTTCAACATGTTCCCTAACAATATTGGTGAAATCGCATTAGATTACGATACAACCGACCAGTTGGAGACATTTGATGTCACATTCTCATATTCACACTGGCAGAGAGTCGTTTAATTTAGAAGGATTATACTCCCCTAGACACATGTTTCGGGGAGTATAAATATATATATTATGGAATTATTTGGATTCGAGATAACTCGTAAAACAGAAACACAACAGGGGAAAGAGAAAATCTCAGCCCCTTCATTCGTACCACCAGTTGAGGATGACGGAACACCCGTTATTCAACAACAAGCAGGGTATGTCTCAGGTGCAGCTTATGGTGCATATGTGGACATGGAAGGTGGTATCAAAAATGAGGTTGACCTCATTAGAAGGTATCGTGAAGTATCATTGATACCCGAATGTGACTCTGCTATTGAAGACATTGTCAACGAGTGTATCACTTCTGATGTCAAGGATAATATAGTATCACTTGATTTGGGTAAAGTAAAGTTGACTGCAAGTATAAAGTCAAAGATACAAGAAGAATTTGATTATCTTCTACACCTAATGAAGTTCCCTCAGAACTCTCATGAACTATTCAGAAAATGGTACGTTGATGGAAGAATATACTTCCATAAAGTCGTGGACAAAAATAATGTCAAGAAAGGTATTGTGGACTTGAGAAACATCGACCCTCTCAAAATTAAGAAGGTCAGAAACGTTGAGAAAGAAAAAGACGCAAAAACCAAAATCGAAAAGATTAAGAAAGTTGAAGAGTTCTTTATGTTCAATGATAAAGGATTCAACAAGACAGGTACCAGTGATGGTACAACTATGAGGATTGCACCCGAGGCAGTAACATATACAACATCGGGACTATTAGACTATAGTAAAAATGTAGTGATAGGATATCTTCATAAAGCATTGAAGACTGCAAATCAGTTATCAATGATGGAGGATGCACTTGTAATATACAGAATCACAAGAGCTCCTGAGAGAAGAATTTATTACATTGATGTAGGTAACCTTCCGAAAGCAAAAGCAGAACAGTACCTTGCAGATGTGATGAACAAGTATAGAAATAAACTTGTTTACAATGCAGCTACAGGGGAAATCAAAGACGACAGAAAACATATGTCGATGATGGAAGATTACTGGTTACCACGTAGAGAAGGTGGTAGAGGTACAGAGATAACAACTTTGCCTGGCGGTCAGAACCTTGCAGAGATTGAAGATGTTGAATACTTTAAGAAGAAGTTATACAAGTCTTTAAGTGTACCAATATCTAGATTAGAATCCGATGCTGGTTTCTCTCTAGGAAGAGCATCAGAGATTAATAGGGATGAACTTAAATTTAACAAGTTCACCAACAGACTTCAAATGAAGTTTTCTAGATGTTTCACTGATATCCTAAGGACTCAGTTGATACTAAAGAACATAATGAAACCCGATGAATTTGACGGTGTTTCAGATTTTATTAAGTATGATTTTGCATCAGACAACCACTTTACAGAGTTGAAAGATTCAGAAATCATAAGAGAGAGGATTGACACTATGCAGAATATGTCAGAACTCGTAGGTAAATATTACTCTATCGATTATGTTAGAAAGAATATTCTCATGCAATCAGAACAAGAAATTGAGAAAATTAATAA